AAGTGTTCCAGGAGCACAGGCAGCATTATACATAAAAGCATCTACTCCTGCAGTCTCCTTATTACCAATAAACCCTACCGTCATGGTAGCATCTGCATCAAGTACTAAGACCTCAACCCAAAGTTCCTTTACAAAAGCAAACCTGGGTATTCTTATAACACTATATGTGTCATCAGATAGAGCCAGCATCTTTTTGCTACCTGCCAGTCGGTAGTTGTCTGAAAAAGCATGTCCATACAAGTCAGCCATATCCTACCTCCTTAGTCTAACTTGGCACCCCAAGAAGAACCTACAATAATTCCAAAATCCTCAGACTGGAATCTAGTCTTCTTTACACCAAGTATACCTCCACCTCTGACATTAACAAACCTCTTGGCATCAGTAGTATAAGGTACAAATGCCATTGTAGTACTCTTACTCTCTCCTGCACCACCCCAAGCCATAACAGCACTCTGTGCACCAAGAAGAATACTTCTATATACACCAGCCTTAGCATCAGTAGCATCTACAACTGTATGCCTTATCCTTTCACTCTTACTAATAAGCATACCATTATATTCAATCTCCACTTGTGGCACTGCAAGCTTATTAGCAGACCTCAATAGATCTCCCCACTGTCCTATATTAGTGTTCCTCTGCAACCTATCAAAGACATAGTTATGCAGAATAACCCTATAATAATTCTTACCTTTAAGACTCAAGGGTCTAATCTTATACTTATTAGTACCTACAGGTACCTCAGCCTGCTGCTTCATCCTATCCAAAAAGGTTAAGTCCAATACATCTGAACTAGTCATAGTAGCTTCTGAAGCTATATCATTAACCCTAAGCCAATGATTTGTATCTGGATCAACAGGATCTTGAGCAAAGGTATGTCCAGCTACTCTAAATGTAGTATCACCACACAGATGTGCAAAAGCCATATCACTTAGCTTTTCACTCCACCAGTACTGAAGTCCATCTTTAGCCTCAGTTAAAAGATTATAAGGAATCCTCTGCTCCTCCATCCTACCACCTGTATTCACGGCATGATTGAGCTCTTCAATAGTACAGTCAAAATCCTTGAAGATCAGATCTTCCTCATTACCCTCAACCTTTTCCCTACCTACTCGACCTTCACCACTAAGAGGTAGTCTAATACCAAAGGTTATTTTATCTCCTTCTCCCTTACCCAATTCCTTCCTTATCTGAATAATTGAGTCAGGCCCAGTTCCTACCAGTGCATTAATCTCAGTAGCTGGTAGGATAAGTCTAAACAGATCCTTTGCCCACTTTTTCCTGGTCAAAGCATCATTTGCTAAAAATACAGTCTCAGCCATAACATCTTCCTCCTATTTAAGTGTACCCTGCATGTACTTAGTATAAACTACCGCAGGAACCTTACCAAGTTCATCCTCATCCATCTTATCAATCCTAGCTGTAGTCCAACCTGTTAGATCTTCTGAACCTCCACCTGAAAGATCTCCCAAATTTGTCTTCCTATGTTGTTCAGCTATCTTATCAACATCATCAACTTTTTCCTCTTTTTCGTTCTTAGCATAATTAGGATGATTATTCTTAATCAAATCATACATATACTTGTATGGATTAGGTAAATCCCAAATCTTATTTTCTACCTCCATAACAAGTTGATTAAGATTCAAAGATGGATCATCCTCCATATATGTTTCAGCTATAGCCTGAACGATGTCATCTAAATTTGTTTGGGATACTACTTGATCAACATCTTCATACTTAGGATTCATCCTCATTGTCTCTTGCAAATTTGAAAGATATAAGGTTCTCTTATTAAACTCTTCCTTTCGCTCAGACAAAGCAGCCTCATCCTCTTCTGAAATGAGATTTGCCTTTCTTAAGATCTCATCCATATTGGTTATCTTACTATTTAAGTCATCCATTGTTCTTTTGTTATCTCTTGTTAATTGTCGAAGCCCTAACACCTCCTGATCTCGCTCATCAAGCTGTGCTTGTAAAGCTTTCTCTGCATCAGTTTGGTCTATAATAACTTCTTTATCATCCTTGTTAAGTTCATCACCATCATCTTTGTTCGGATCATCAGACAGACTAGGATCTTCTATGTCATCTTCCAAATCCTCAAGTTTGTCAGTCTGCATCTCTAATTCATCTTCCATTTTACGCCTCCTTTAAAGGTTTAAGAAAAGTCAATTATTGACTATTTCCCTTGTTAATTTTTGCCATCTCAAGTTCATACTCCCTTTGCATTCTAAGCTCATTAGCCTGTTGTACTTTCATCTTAACAGTAAAAGGTAAGTCAATGTAATCCATAATAATTTCAGGTGGAATTGTACCAGGATTGTTCCTTCCAAACTCCATAAGCATTGCAGCAATTGATTGCCTTAATGTAACATTTTCTGCACTCTCATCTATTACCATATCAAACTCACCAGCAGATATGTCATTAAACCCTTCAACTTGTGGATTCATCTGATCATTAATCTGCATCAGTTGCTGACCCTTCTCACCCTCAATTCTTACCATAGTAGGATAATCTACATACTGTTGTACTAAGGAAAGTAATTGTTTACCTCCTTGAATCCTGCTCTTCCTAAAACCATTAAATAAGATATACAATACAGCAATACTACTTTCTAACCTTGACCTAGCTGTAACTCCAGGTTCTCTTGAGGATGTCTGTATACCCATAAGTGGATCCTGTGCACCTGAAACATTCTTCATAGATTCAATATACACATTATCTAAAACACTATACACATTACTTATTTGTGGTTGATCTGAAAACTTAACTCTATCAAGTTTACCGTCAGCCATCTCAAGTCTAAAGTTCGGTTCAGAGGAATGCTGCTCATATTCATCAACATTTAATATAGCATTAACCTCATGCATTAAGATACCTTTTGGAGAGGTCTGAAGAAGATGAGATAATTGTCTTCTAAGTGTATTAAGTGCAACCTGTGGATCTTTCATCATAGTTGTTGCACTGAACCATCTATTCTCTTCTTCATTCTTATAAGCTCCATATTGAATAAAGGGAATATCTTTATGATTATAAGGAGTCTCTCCCGACTCTAATATAACATCCCCAGAAAAGATTGCATAGTACATATAATCCATTCTAGTTTCAATAGACTGTAACTCTTGTCTAAGCACACTTCCATCTGGTAAAGGTATTCCTTCTCTTAAAGCATTTCTAAATTCAATCCACTCACTTCTTCTTAAATGTTCAGGTTTACCTGTAAGAGGATTAATAAACCAGATAGCTGGTTCTCTCTTCCTATACCAACCTTCTACTATTCTATATAGATCATTAGACTCATCAAAGTATACTGGAGTATCTACTTGTCTATCTCCCTTAGCCATCCTAACAATTTCTTTATCAAACTCTGGCCAAGTAGCTTTAATAATATCTTCCTTAAACCATTTATTAGCAAAGAAGTAATTAGAGTCAGACATATCTTGTTCAACAGAATTAGGATCAACAATGCAGTCTCTTCCAGGAAAACGCTTTGCTTTTATCTCTGGTCTAAAGGGATTATCAAAGTTAACAAAAAGATTTAAGAAAGATCTTCCACTCTTAGTAGAATGACTAAAACACTCCATCTCCTTATCAGATAAACCAGTAGTTGTTCTATAATGCTTAAATACTCCATTTATAACTTCAACTAAAGCCTCATCCTCTTTTCCTACTGGCTGCACATCTGGAACTTTCCTTATCTGTTCAGCCATACCTATTAACATATCAATCTTAGGCTTTACTTCATTATAAACAGTAGTTGGTCTCTTTTGAGCCTGTAACAAACTAACTACTTCAGGTTCATCCTGTTGACCAGCATAAAATTTATAATCTTCAGAAGCCTCTTCTCTCCAGTTAGTTTCTGGTGTAGAGTTCTCTCCATCTTGTAACCAAGTATCCAATTGTAGTAATAAGTCATCACTTCCCTTAGTACTACCTGGTCTAGACATATAGGTTGGAGCTGTTATATTCATCTATACAACCTCATACTTATCTACAGTTATGACATGAGGAACACTGCTTACAAACTACACCCTTACCCGTTGATTCTATAATCTCAATAGGAAACCGCATCTTTGTCAATTTTACAATAATAGGCTTCTCATAAGACTTAGAATAATCACAATGACGAAAAATTGTAGCTCCATCATCAAGTTGTAGAGGTGGAATAGTCTCATACTGTTTTATCTCATTGTCAAGATTCATTTCTATCCTTAGTACTACCTGGTCCAGGCGTTGGTAACCAAAGCCCAAAAACAGAGACCAAACACCAGAATGCCTAACAAGAAAATAATAGCCTCATCCCATTTCATACTAATCTCCCTCTTCAGTAACCTCTCTCATAATCCTAAGAGTTTCTACATTAGCCTCTGCTACATTAACATCTCCATTGATATAAACATTAGCTGCTTGGACATTTGTCTTCTGAAGAGTTCCTGGTGGCACAGGTGCTGTCTTATTAAAATAATGAGAAACTTCGTTACTTTTTCCACTCTCCAGATGACCATTATCATATGCTGTAAGTATCCAATATAAGGTAACATCTGTTACTGGCTCAATTGTAATAGTTACTGTCTCTGTTCCAATAGGTATACTTACTACAAAATTTGGACTTAACTCACCACCTATAACTTGTCCATCTGGAGTATCACTTTGGTACAATCTATAACCAGCTAGATCAAATTCAGTATTAGCATCCCATTCAAAGGTAAGCTCTTCAGCATGAACAAATACAACAAACATTAAACATATAGCCATACTTAGTAAAATCAAAAACTGTTTCATATTTTCTCCTATATACTGATTAGTTTTCTTCCCCCATTAACATCAGGAACAATACACACCCCAGGAATATAACACACTGCTTCAGAAACATTATCTCCTTGTTGAGTTGTAACTTGCACAACACAACCTACTCCAGGTATCTCCATAGCTTTTGTTGATTTCATCCAACCTTCCTCTTTTGAAGATGCTTTACAAAGTAACTGAAACATATCTCCATCACCAAAAACAGTAAGATCTTTTACATTTTTCGATGCTCCAGAGATATCTGAATTATGTAATGTCTTCATTACTTACCTCCATTAAGATTATCCATTTTCTTAACCATCCACAAAAGTCTCTCATCCACTCTGGCTAAGACAATACCTTGTTTTTGTTGTTCCTTCGTCAACTCATCAAATTTCTTTTCACCTCTTGCCATATCATGATTTAAAGCCTCATGTATTGGTTCACAAGATGACTTATCAGCTTTCTTATTTAAAAACTTTAAACCTATTCCTACTACAGCTAATAAACTGACTCCAGTACTTATTTCAGTAACCACATATACCTCACTAAGAAAAGTCAAAAATTGACGTTTTAGGTTCCTAATCTAACTCCAACTGTTCCAGAAGTATAATCACCTGTTTTAACACCTATCCTATGTAATACTCCTGGTTCTGTATTTCTAAGAACTTCTTCTGTATCTGTAGTATATGCCTTAACATCTGTCCAACTTCCCACATCAGGAAAATAACGTTGTAGTGTCACTGTTGCTACCCAGGAAGCAACTGTATATACTGAAACATTTAAATAACCTCCTCGTCTTGGTTCAATTTCTAAAGAACCTGTAAAGTTATTCTCTGCAGCAATATCTTCTTGTACATGCATTAATTATCTCCTTATTTCTAATTCTACACAAGCAAGTATAAGAGCATCAAGTATAGTTACCCTGTTTTTTATCCTATTAATACCAGACTTAAATCCTGCCTTATCAGCTAGAGCAGTATGAATTATAGTACCACAATCACACTCTGACGTTTCCAATACACCTAGCTCTATAATAAGTTGATCTCTTTGTTGCTCAAGACTTTCCTTTGTTATACCTTCCATTATAATATCTCCCTTGCAGCAAACCTACTATCAATTATTTCTTGTGGTATAGCTGCTCCACTTGAAGGGTCGTTATAACGTGTTACATACCAATCAGTTTCATTAAGATATGATAAGGCATTTTCCATAAGTTCTTCTTCACTAGGAGGATGTGCTTGATCGTAAGTATCCTTTTCTTCCTGTGTTTTTTCTGTTACAACCACACCAACAAGTTTTAAATAATACCAAGGAATATCCATTACCTCATCCCAATTTGGCACTGGTTCAATAGCTCCTTCAGGAAGAGGACTCCAACCTACCAAAAGATCAACTCCATCTTGTCTTTCCATAGCATAACGCATTACCATACCTCCAACAATTGCTCTGTAATCCTTTCAGGAGCAGGAGTTGGGCTTATCTTAGTCCTTGAAGAAAGTAAATTCCTTTGTCCTCCAATGCTCCTTACATCTCTATCATAAAAGTTAATGTTGTTGGTTGTTGCAACTGCTGTAGAATTATAGGCATTGATTCCTATTCCATAAGAAGCATCCACATTTCTAAGCTTACAACTAAATACCTCTGCTTCCTGATTAACCTGCAGTCCCCATTCATACGGTGGTGTTAAAGACCTTGTAGGTAATAATTGAGGTAAACTCACTTCACTACCAATTACTGTCATATTATCAAATTCAAACATCATATTAGGAATAGCAGCATATCTACGAAATTGCCAAGAAGTAAGATAGCTCTCTACTAGTAACTCCCTTGCCTTAAAACCTTCCACAAACCTGGGATTCAAAACACTACTGTACTCCTCACTAAACAAAATAACCTTATTATATGTTATATAATCCATACCAGCTGAATGTATTCTACTTAACCTATATGAAGGTATAGTAAGTAACCCAAGTCCGGATGGACGATAAGACCAAAGTATAAGTGTCCCTTCTCCAGGATCAACCACCAACTGTGCTCCAGATCCAGAGGCATAGGAGAAGAAAAATTCCACTGAATGTTTAAACACATGAACTCCATCTCCAAACTTTATTGTAACCACAGCAGCAGGGAAATCATTAATATCTATTTTGAATGTACTCTCACACCACATTTGAGCAGTGTAGGTATCACAATCAAAGGTTGCAGCAGTAATAGCAGCGTTATTCTCTATTAATAACAATTTGTAGAATTTATGATTACCTGCTTTTAATGAACACACTTGGTTACTACTTAGGTATTCGATCTCAACTTCACAGGGATCAACATACTCCCTCGCATCTATCTCAGCCGTAGCATCCTGTAAAACATACCTCATGTATCTAACAGAGATGACACCTCCAGTACCAATAACACTATTACTCTTATACCTATACCACAATCTCCCTGTTCCAGTAATCTCTCCTGTGACCTCAACAGTAGCAGCATTCCCGCTAACATCTACATCACATATGATTGCTCCATTTGCCTGAATGTCAAGTATCCCAGATACATTAAGAGTCTGTGTAACATTAGCCACACCCAACCTTGTTCCAGTGAAGACATACTCCCCACTTATTGTCAGATGCTGAAAACTAGCTCCACTTAACTGATTAAGCTGGTATGTTTTAGTCTTTCCAGAGAAGATACACTCGGGATCTTTACCTGTACCGGTTCCAACTGAAAAACTTCCTCCAGTATTTAACCAATTTCCCTTAAATTCTATAGTATGATCAGGTCCTCCTGTTGGCCCAAAATACCCTGCGGCCATAGAAAAGTCCCCGTGAATAACAGCATTTGCACTGATCAACAACATCTCAGTCATAGTAACAAGTAAAGACATATTATTGCATACAATATCTGAAGTAGGAAAGCAAACCACATTCCCATTACCATCAAAGAACACATCATCACTTGCAGTAGGAATTCCAGCTCCACCGGCTCCACCACTTGTTAGTGACCAGTTAGCAGCAAGGTGCCAATTTGTATCTGTACCTACCCAGTATCTATTAGCCAACTTATCCTCGCTTCATCAGTACAACATCTAATTTTAAGGAAACAGTTTGAGCCACTACAAAATCAAACACAAAATAAACGTCCTTACCACTCTCAGCATTCCAAAGCAGCACATCGTGGAGTTCAGAAACCTTTGACACACCTGTATTAATCACATGACTTCCAACATTGTTCTCAGCAACCATTGTATCAGCAATAGTTTTTAATCTTGCCATTTCATCATCATCTAAGAATATTATTAAGTCATTTGGAGAGAAGTCAGTCTGGTCATCAGGAGTGATATTTGCATCACTCCCTGTAGTAGCAACCTCAAGTTCAGTATAGACAAGTTTTGTATCGCTTCTGTAAAAAACATCCTCTCCTGTTTTAGCCGTCTTATTAAAGAATGAATATGTTCCCCAAGCTGCAAAACCAGCTCCAGGATCTGCATCAACATACAGCCTGGCTAAAACAAGTTGTTGAACCTCTTCATCTAAGGAGATGGTAACTCCCTCAGACACAGAAGCAGTAAAATCTAAATCATATGAAACAAGTGTCTTTGGTTTCCATGAACCTATATTATCTAACTCTTCCGTATCAGGATTTAACTTAAACATTTTACCATCCTACAGCTCTATTTGTCCAGCTTGTTATTCTAACTCTCTTCCTCGTCCAATTACCACTTGTCCAATCTATCCTAGTAATATACCAATCAGTATCACCATCAGCAGCGGTAAGACTAATATTTCTACCTATATAAATTGGGTTATCATCGCTGTCATAATCAACTTGAGTATTCTTCCAGTAATAATTTGCTAATAAAGCTTCCACATCTCCCATAGAAACAGTAAGATCACCAGAAGCTTCAACAATAGCTTGTTGACCTTTTATCCAAGTTGTCAAATCAGTATCATAAACATGAACAGCTACAGGTATAAGAGGTAAACCTGAAAAGTCTATTGACTTTAATATCCTCGTTTCACCTGTATCCTGATCTACAACACCTAGGCAAGGATGTCTATTTCTATCCTGTGGTACATTCTCATCCATTAAGGTACTCTTATTGTCATATTTCTAAGTTCAGTAGTTTTTCTAATCATAGCAACTCTAATAGCAAATATTACATCAGCATAAGTATATCCCTTTCTTTGATACCACTTTTTCCTAAATCTTCTCTCCTTTAATACAGCTTGAGCATGATCTATCACTCCATGCATAAATTCCTCATCGTCATAACAGACATATGATCCATCACTTAATGTTGTAGGATGAAGACTCTTAGACACATCCCCATTCTTGTTTGCAATACTTATCTCTTTAAGAACAGCAAAAAATACTCTAGTCACAGTAATGCTCCTTAACATATTCACCTACATCTTCACCAAAGACTTTTACAGCATTGTGATCATCATAACAATCCTTACCTATATACAATGCAGGAGTATCTATTTGACCTTTACTATTCCACATCTCAAGAAAACAAGCTAAACCTAAACCTTCCATTTCTTCCAGAGAAAACTCTTGCAAGTCTTCTATCTTATCATAAATACCTGCATTCTTAAAATCATCACACTTAACACAACCACTCTTACTAAATAATATTACGCTGTTTGCCATGAGTTTTTCCCCATATAATCAGATTGTCTTGTTCTTCTAGCATTCCTTTTAACCTTTACTTTCTTCCAAAGCCTATTTGCAAATGCAGCTGCATATTCAGTATTACAAAGTGCATCTGCAATATTTGGAGAAGCAACTCCACGAGCTTTCATCTGTTTCTTAGACTCAACAACAACACCTCCATGAACATTAAAGTCATAAGTAGGCATAGCCAATTCATTACAAAGCTCCTCTCCGTCATCATTATCAGGAAACCAATAAGCACCTTTCATACAGTTATCTCTAACTCTCCACCATAACTCATCTCTCATTCTATCATACTTAGCTATGTCTGTGGATTTATTAGCTACATTAAGACCTATTGTATTAAGATGTCCATGCTTCATTAACCAATCAGTTACACCTGCACCAACTCCTATCTCATCAATTACTAAACCATCTGCATTTAGTTCTTGATAAGTTAGATTAATATGTCCACCAAGTGATATAGTATTAATACCTTGGAAGGAATCCCAGTCAAATATTTTTATACCTTTCCTTGGTAAGACAATGGATCTATCCTCACCATATCTAGCTACATCAACACCAAGATATAATGGCTCATCCTCTGAGATCTCTGTCTCATTACCAAGACATTGCCTTGCCCAAGATAATGGTATGAGTGTTCTTTCATCTTCATGAGGAGGATTCCCTGCTACACGAACAGCAAAAACAGATGAGTCTTCACCATACTTATTCCTGAAGAAATCCACCATGCTATCTTCAACTAGATTGGATTCTCTTGAATCCCAATGAAGCCTATTCCATTCTCCAGCTATCTTCTCAGAATAATGTGTATCATAGAAGTAACCGGAGTTCTTTGTCATATTACCAATGAGTAAGCATTTATTATCCTCCTGTGTCATAGCACCTTCTAATGGTATAAACACAGGATCATTAATTCCAGATGCCTCATCACCTATAATCAAAAGATGATCCCCATGAAATCCAGCTAATGTTTCAGCTTGTTCCTCTTTAGACGCCTTGACTTGTGGAGAGATAGCTCTAATCCACCAATCCTTTGGAGCACTCTTATGAAAGAACTTATCTTTCTGATGTATGAACTCATCTTGAAGACGAGATTTTCTAAACCACTTAGCTAATTCAGCCCAATATATATCTTGAAGCTGTCTGTTTGTAGGTGCTGTTACAGGTATTTTTGCATAAGGTCTTGTAGTCATAAACCAGAGTGCAATCCACACTGCTAAGGCGTCCTTACCGCAACCATGGCCTGAACGGATTGTAAGCCTTCTGATGTGAGGTATCATCTCTAGAGCTTCTATTTGCTGATTACTTGGCTTTGCCCCAAGACATTCGTGTGCAAAAGCTACAGCATTATCTGTCCAATCCTGTAGTTTACCAAGTACATTATAGTTTAGTTTTGTCTTTGTCTTCATAATCTAACCTTATGGTTCTTCATAAAGAGAATCTATCGCCTACACTACAGTCTTTTAGTTTTAGCTGAGCAGCTGCTTGCCTTCCCTAAATGAACCATAAAAAATACCACTTAGATGAAACACCATCCATAATGGGCGGGATTCCGCAATTTGAGTTCCTTACACATTTGAGATATAAGACTCTGTAGAATAAACAGACTCAAGTATAGTTTCATTCTACTGTATGATTGCGGATACCCAAAAAAGTTAAGAAAAGTCAATTATTAACCTTTTTCCTTATAATCAAAAAGAACATCCAATACTCTTAGAACCTCATCATCCCATTCCTCTCCGGGATCAGCAATAGCTTTAAGAAGTAAGTTTCTTAATCCAGAAGCATAAAGTATCTTAGCTATATTCCAGTACAAACTAACCTTCATACAAACCTCCGTGTTTTAATTAAGCTAACCACTCCCCAATACACAATCTATCAGCTATTTGTTTCACCCTTGTCTTAGCTTGTTTATACCACTTGCTATCCATCAGTTCAATTGAGGCCTCTTTATACATTCCATCCTTTATGAGGGAAAGTGTCTTTCCGAAATTTAAAGCTCCTTTAAAACCCAAAACATAAACCATCTCAACCAAGACACCCTTTCTACTTGGTGTTAGACTTTTCCACGTATCATCTGTAACTAATTTCGGAGCTGTTTCTTTAGCATACATAATAGCTTCTTCCAATCTCCTTCTTGCTTCAGGTTCGGTAATTACTTCCTCTTTATACGATATTGTTCCATAACCTATTGACCAGCGTTTAAGATCCCAATAAGCCTTTGATCTATATCCTTCATTATCAGCTATCAAACATTCTATAATACTTAGGAACAATACATCTTCTATTGCTCGTAGAGTGGTTTTGTGCACCTGTACAGCTATATCTACTTTAACTAAGTCTTTTGTTTGTTTACTATAGGTTTGGGACATTATCCTCTCCTGGGTTAGGAGCATTAGCATCAGCATCACTAACAGGTTTACCAACAATTTCAAACTCGGCATCTATGGACTCTTCCTCTTCAATAGTTGTTACATTTGCCTTCTGTTCCATATAAGTAAGATAGCCTATTAAGCCATGAATTTCTGTTGGTTTTCCGACTTCAAGTCTTTCATTATTCTTCAGGATGTTATAAGCACTAACAAGTTCACGGAGGTTCGCATCCTCCATCTTATCCTCATCTATACAATCAAGTATCTTAGCTTGTAAAGCAGTTAGCTGTAGGTTTTGTGTGGATCTATACTCTTCAATTACGGATGAACTGTTTTCAAACAAGCTTACAATCTGTTTCATAACATCAAGGCTTCTATCTAACTCTTCCGCCTTTCTAACTAAGGCTAAATCCATCTTCATATTATGTCTCCTTTACTAAGCTATACTACCATTATATACAATTGTATCCAAGGTGTCAAGAATAAAAAGTAGGCATATTTGTTTTAAGGTTTTGTTTTGAATTTTTTAGGTGTGTAAAAAAGGTGTAATCTACACTTTCTTAAGGGGTACCCCTGGGGCTTCATGGGGGTCTTAATATATATAGTTATAGTGATTCAGGATTATTGATGACTTGACAAGGTTTATTATGTGTGATAAGATGCAATCATAATTAAATGAGTTGTGATTGCAGAGTGATGGAACCATTAATTGACTTAATGATTATCCATCTTTGAAAGTTCTTTGACAATTGAATATTGTTTTTACCTGTGTCTATCCTTCTTATATGTAAGAGGAGGAATAGATCAATGGCAAAATCTAATATAGGCGGACAGTTTACCTGGAAGAGAACGGATAACGTTTTGATAGTTTACTTTGTCAAGACAGGAGAGAAGAGGACTGATGAACAGTTAGCCGAGGCTACCTTTAACTTACAAGAGATATGGTCGAGTTACAAGGAGTTTGATGAAGTACAAGCTGAAGCCAGTGCCTATGGTATTAAACAGAAGTTAGCTGATAGTACAGCTCTGCCAGAGACAGTTCTGAGTAAGGATGAACGTGTAGAGTATATGGTTAATACCTTTCATAGACTATCTGTTGATAGATTGTGGAACAATAAAACTAAGGCTGATCCTGATAAGGTAAAGGTATCACAGCGAGAGCTGGGTAAGATTGATAGTTTGGCTGACTTAAGAGCAATGAAGATGCTTGATGGCAAAGCAGGGTTTATCATGCCACAAGAGGCAAAGGATAAGCTTGTTGAATTGGAAGCGGTAGTAGTTGAGGAAGAAATGAAAGATAAGAAGAAAAAGTAATGCTAACCTTGGATAGACACAGGTACATTTGTTTATGTTTGTGTACGATGTCAACAAATGTCTGCATGTACCATGGTCTGTGTACAAATGGGGGGCCGTGCCCCCACACATTGACCTTTTTGTCTTAGTACATATTTAAGAAAAGTCAGAAATATCCCAGTCTTCATCTATCTAAGTAATCATTTATCTAAGAGTTAATAATATATATATATTAAAAAAAAAAATATATAAAAACTTAATCACTGAAAATTCAAGGTTTGGATTACAATCTTGTAACTCACGTACTTTGCTTGTAATTGACAAACATACCTTGTAACTCATGAACATATCTTGTAACTAACACAAACATCTTGTAACTAACAAACATATCTTGTAACTAACATACAAGAAAGGTCAATGATATTTGCATGCGCACGGGGGGTAGTTTGTACACATAACACGGTATATGCAGACACATGTTGCTTTTGTTGACAATCTAACATGAATACCTATATTTTATTGTTGACATCTGAACATATCCGTGGTAATATTATTACATAATCATCCGAAATAGTTAAGGATGTTAACCTTTTTAGGAGAATAAAGATGACAAAAGCAGAGTATCAAACATGGAAAGGATTGACTAAAGAAGAATATACAAGAAAGATTGAAGTAGAAAGACAAATAGTAAATGAAGCTATTAAACGTCTAGTAAAAAAGAATAAAGACCTAGATGTAGAAGAGTTACTGGAGTAAAAACAATTACACAAACATATTTGTACCAGTTAGCCTTTAGGCTCCAATCCGTCTTATCCAAGCTAATATTATTTAAGTTAAAAAGTCATTTTTTGACTTTTCTTACACAAATAAAAGGAGATATAATATGATAAAGAAAGAATGTTCTTCAGTTGAAGAATTATGGAATAATATGTGTCCTGAAGAACGAGCTTGTAATGAAAGGTTACGGTATTTATCTGAGAAGACTTTACTAGCAAACTGGACAGATTTAAATAAATATATTCAAGGACATATTATAATATTACTCAGTGGAGAAGTAAAGCAGAACAACTAAACAAAAGGAGAAATAAATTATGTTAAGTTTAACAGCCGAACATTGTGTTGCTATGGTTGAAACTGTAATTGCTGGAGGTCCAGGAACCAAGATGTGGGTATGTACAGGTGATAGAAATGAAGCTGAGAAGTGGAGGCTTCGTCTCTATAGGATTATAAAAGATTTTCCGGAAATATTTAAGAATCAAATCTGTACAGAAAGAAAAAAGATAGGTGAAGACCTATATGAAGTACAACTGCTTTATATAGATGAAAGTAAATTACCAAGATTTGTGGCTATAAAGGCGGATGGAACAGAGATAGTATGTCAAACACCTAATGAAAGAAGAATAGAAAAGATGAAGAAAGAGGAAAAAGATAATATTTATGACTTAACTTGGGAATAAAACAAGACAAACAAATACATTCAACCCTTTATTATTTCATTGACAACTTAATTTTACGTGTTATAATGAGGGTAAATCAAATATTTAGAGAAAGGAGATATCAACATGATCAAGTTAGAAACAGTTGGAGTTGTTTTATATAGAGATAAAGGAAAAGAAAAGGGTCTCATAATCAAGGATATTACAATGCTTCACCTTGGAGATCTTCCACAGGAATACATAGGTAAGGCACCATATGCTTACAGACTTGATGATACAATACAAATCTGTATGGAACAAACAGGTGTTGTTGATGTCTTTAGAAAGGAGCATATATATGATAAAGAAAGAATAGAGAGGCTAGTAGATAATCTTGAGATATGTGGTACTAGACTGAGAAACATTAACCTTGAGCTAGATCAAGAAATGGAAGATTGGAGAGGTTCAAAACACAACTATATTGTTTAAGGAGGTAAAACAATGACTGACTGTAACTTATGTATCAATTCAACATGCTTAAAGCACAGTAAAAGTAAAGAGTTTCCTTTAATCTGGGAAAAAGACCTACCTTGTTTTAGACCTATTAAACCCTTTAAGGTAAAAGTGGCTAATTTAGCTTGGACACATCCACAAGGAATGTATGATGTTCTTAACAGGTTTGGGATAAAAGCTAACCTATATACATAAAGGAGAAAATAAATGAGTAATGACTTAAATGAGTTTAAAGAGAACATGTGTAAGACTATTTTTGGAACTACAAAAGAGAAGGCACAAGGAGAGGGTCTCTGTGTTAACTGTAATGAACCTGCTCTTCCAAAGTGCTACTCTGAGGCTGGTATCAGAGAGTTCCATATATCAGGTCTTTGTGAAGAATGTTATGATAAGATTTGTGAATAAAGGAGAAAATAAATGAAGATAAAAAAGATTACATTCCAGAGTCGTAGAGATTTCCATGCGATTTATGAGTGTGAACATTGTGGAGAGGTAAAGGAAGGTTCTGGATATGATGACTCATACTATCACAATTATGTAATTCCAGCAATGACATGTGAGGTTTGTGGAAAGACAGCTCCGGAAAGTTATAGAGGTTTGGCTCCTAAGTATTCTGAAGACACAATTATTTAATAAATAACCATTTAGGGCTTGGGGCTTGGTTCATTTAAGACACATATAATAAGATGTGTTGAATAAGTTTGGTGTTAGGGAATCAAGAGGTGGTTATTTAAAGGAGAAATAAGAATGATGAATGAACAACTCTGGAGAACAAAGGATGGAAGAGAGGTTAAAGCTAAAGATATGAGCTTCTCTCACTTAACAAACTCTTTAGCAATGTTAAAGAGGAAGGGTTTTATTGATCCTAAAACATATGAATGCTACATAAACTGTCCCCCACCTACTGCAGAGGGAGCTTTAGATGCCTTTGAACAAGAATTAGATATAGTTTTAAATTCACCTGTATCTCCATTTATAGGTATATTTGAAAGAGAAATAGAAAGGAGAAAGAATGATGAAGAATAAAACATTCAAGCAACTATGGCAATTTGAAAGAGCATTTAACCACGCTGGATCATTAGCAAGAATTAGAAATGTCTTGAAAAGAATGATTGAAGCTGAGTCAACCTTACCAAATGAGGCTGCTCATCTCAAGGTAGCTTTAATGCAGCTAAGTAAGGTTAACTTTAGAAAGGATCTAGATAGATCTTGGAAAAAGTTTTCTCATAAGAAAGAAGAATAAAGATTCTTTAATCCCTTGGAGATAAAAAATGGACATAGACTTAACACAACTAAGTGAAGGTGAAATATCTTGGTTAGAAGATAAAGGAATCATTTCAACCGTTAAGCCTCCAGTTATATCAACTGAAGGTAAAAGAATAGATAAGATTCTATGTATACAAACTTCTTGTAACTTATGCAGTAATGTTGAGCTTATCTGGAAGGTTATTAAGAATGGTAAAGGATCTTCCATTACACCAGAGGAATCAAACGTATCGAAATATAAAACCTTTAAAAGAGATGAAGCTAAAGCTACTGTATTCATCTGTAGTAATTGTAGACCTTTTCTCATGGAGAAGTCTAAGGAAAACTTAGTTGATATTATCCTATTAAAAAGAGGAGGCTTGATAAATGAAGGAGGTATTTATGACACTGACAAAGGAACAAAAGGAGAAGATTGAAGAAATAAACAATATGTCTCATGAGCATATGTGTACTTTATGGAGGCATGCCCCATCTGGTCACGAATTCTTTGACATGAAATTACCTTATCATGATGTATTCTATGAAAGGCTGTTTACGCATTTTGGAGGTTTTACACCTGAAATAAGTAAGAAGATAGGATGGTAAAGGAGGTAACATGGAGATAGAACAATTAGTTAATATCATATCAGATGCTTTTGATGGAAACTGGACAAATGAAAACAAAGGTACTATTGAAGAGTTACTAGATACACAAAGACTCTTAGTCAATGGATTGTCTAATGTTATAGCACTTCTTATTGACAAGAAAATTATTAGTCTAGAAGAGATTGAAGCCTATCTGCAACAAGGATATGTTATAGAGGGAGGTGAATAAAATAATGATAACAGAAAGAACTTTAAAAAAGTGGAGAAAGGAAGCGCTTAAATGCAAAGAAGCTATAAGTTACATTACTGCTCCAGTTGGTATTGCACAAGATGTACATGCAAGGAGAGATAAAGAACTTTATAATCGTATCTTATGCTTGACCCAGGAACTCTTAGATCAACACCTATTAAAAAGGACATAAAGTGAAAGAAGAATTTATTTCAACTTGGTTTAAGAGATCGTTAGATCTAGAATTAGATGAAGAACTATACATCTCTTGCACAACTAAACAAGAAAGAACAGAAGTATTAAAGAAATTAAATAAGTTAAACAGTTCAATCTTTGGTTACAAAGAAGTAATGTTTAAGGGTATCTTTAAAGATAAGAGACATTGGATTACAGCTAAGATCATTCCACCTAGTAGTGGAATAGGCTGGCTTAAAAAGGATGGAGAGTTAATTAAGATAGACATAACGGAAAATAAAGAGAGAAGAAGGATGATAAAGCTTATGTTTCAAGATGGACTAACCTTAGAAGATATGAACAATGCTTTAGATGAACCATTAACTGATCATGAAATTGAAGAATATTTTTAAAAAACAGTTTTCTGTATTTTTTAGTTGACAAACTTGAACATATGTGCGACAATGTTTATATGAATCGAACGGATGTTCACTTGATAATAAACAAAGGATTAAAAAACACTATAAAAGCACTTGCCTCATTAGAGGGTTTATCACTAAGTGCTTTTATAGAAAAGATCCTATATGATTATCTAAATAAGGAGAAAGAGAAAAATGGAAGAGTATCCAGCAATAGATCTAATAAGTAATGACAAAGGAGATAAGTTTACTCTAAACAGTTCTTGTTTGAAGGATGCTTTTATTAACTCGGAACTTAGATCATTTGGTAATCTTGTAGGAATGTCAGTTTGGTTAAATCCTTCATTTAACTGGAAGATTGTAAAGGATAATGAAGATGAACTTTGTTTGATAGCTTATGATAAGGAGGTGAATGATAAAGAATAAGCTAATAATATTAACCCTAAAACAATAATAAAGGAGATAATTTTATGGCTAAGAAGAAACTAACAAAAGCATTTGATGAGAAGAATCCAAATCTATTGATTATTACAGAGATGACAACCAACACTGTGATAAAGATAGACATTTCAAAGTACACTAAAGAGATACAACATAACCTGTTTAAACATGGAGTACTCCAAAAGCTTGGTGATGCTGCAGCTGGAAGGAGTGGCAAAGAAGCTGTAGATTCTATTAACAAGGTACAGGAAGGTCTAATGGCTGGTAATTGGGCTGTTCGAGCTCCTGCTACACCTAAGATCAGTAAGGCTGCTCTCTCTGAAGCTATGGCTGAGATGTCTCCTGAAGATGCAAAGAAGGCAGCGGATCTTATGGCTAAGCTTGGTGTTACCCTATAAACCCTATGTATAACAGCAGTACAATATAAACCAATGTACTGCTGTTATATTAATAAGAAAAGTCAAAAATTGACCTTTTTTCTGAAAGGAATAAGAAATGATTAAATTAAGCTATTCATCAAAGTCATCATTGAGTTGTCCAAGATTGTATTTTTTACAGAATATTCTTGGTTTAGAACCTTCCAGAGGAAGTAATCCCATGAGGTTCGGTGCTACATGGCATGCATATCTTCAGGGTTATTACAACCACATAAGAGATAATGGTTGGTCTCAAGATGGAGGTGCTATCGTCCAAGCTGGTAAATATGGTAGTATGGAATGGGATAAATACACTTTACAATATGACTTTTCAGAAAGTGATACATATCTAACTCAACAAACATTAGGTGAGTGTTTCTTAGAATATATAACTGAATTTTATGAAGATGAAGAAATGTTAGAGGTACTGGAGGTTGAACAGTTTTTTGAGGTTACCTTTCCTTTATCTAATTCAGATAAAAAAGTCTATACTTATTTAGATGAGTTAGTATATAGGGGTAAGATAGATTTACAAGCATCACTAGGTGGAGCCAATTGGATTATAGAATTTAAGACTACTGGTTGGTCTTTACCCTTATTGATAAAGCAATTAGATAGGTCACCACAGATACTCAGTTATCAGGTATGTGGTAATATTCTTAATCATCAAATAGGAGGTTGTTTAGTACCTATCCTTTATATAACTTCTAGAAGGAAAAAGGATGGAGAGTATGGAAAGGTATCCAGACAGTTAAGAAGGGTTCCAAGAATCTTTTCTGAACAAGATATGGAACAGTGGATAAAATCTCTCTATGGTGATGCTGATTATTTAGCTTATCTAACTAAACAAGATGTTTGGCCTATGCAATTTGAGTGTTGTGGAGACTTTGGGGGTTGTAACTTTACAGACATTTGTACAATGTTACCTGATCTAGATGAAGTTAGAAATAGGGAAGAACCTTTAGATGGATTTAAATATAGGGTAAGGGCACCAGAAGAGAATAAAGTTTATGGAACTTATGATAAATAAAGGTGGTGTTTTATGAACGCTAAAGATGTAACAATATTAACTGAAGCTTTAAAAATAATGGTTGTAGGATCTTATGGTACAGGTAAGTCAACTTTTGCTTCTACTTGTCCTACACCTGGATTTGTATTCAACTTTGATGATAGGATAGTTAGTTATGAAGGCTTGGATTTTGATTATGAAGACTATTCTATGGATTGGAAAGGATGGGTTAAGTTTGAGAAAGATATATTAACTGTTAAGAAGGGGGTGATTGAAGAGAAGTATAAATCAGTCATAGTTGATTCTACTACAACCATGACCGATTTAGCAATGGAAAGAGCTTTACAGCTTGATCCAAAGAGGAGTGAAACGGGTGGCCCAATCTGGAACATCCACTACATGATGGTAAGAAACCTTATTGAAGGAAGATTAAGGCAGATCATAAAGGAGTTTCCTTGTGATGTAATCTTAATATCTCACATTGATGTTAAGACAGATCAGAAAACAGGCAATATTATAGATATTGTACCTTTGTTAACTGGTCAATTAGCCGAGAAGATTCCTGGTTATTGTGATGAAGTGTATTATGCAACTACAAGAAGAAAGGAGAATAAGACAGAGTTTTTACTTCAAACTGTACCTATTGGTCTTACAAAGGCTAGGAGTGTACTATCTGGTAGGACAAAAAGATTACCTGATTTTGTTCCTAATAACTACAACAGTATTATAAACCATTTACAAAAACAATTAAAGAAGGAGGTGAAAGCTAAGTCATGAAAAAGTATGGTTTAAGAATAGGTAAAATTGGGATTGAATTTGTCTCAATAGCTGATAGAGACAAGGCAATAAAAAACTTTACACAGGGAGTTGATGTTATAATATCAGACACTGGAGTTAGATATAAAGAAGGAGAAGGAAACTTTAGTGTTTATGATAGGGATAGTAAGGAGCTGATTACAAACTGTGCTATCTGTAAAGGAATATTCAACATTGAGACGTGTAATAACAGAGTATATCCTTTTAAGCACTCTTGGGAAGATGAATATAAATTTACTGAAGGATATATCTGTGATGCATGTTTTGCAGTAGTAACCAAAGCAGAAGAGGTGTTTAACGCAAAGAAATTACTTAATGAAGAATAAACTAAATAAAGGAGAAAAATGATGGCTAAAAAGGAAAGAGAAGTACCTGAGGAAGCAACAGAGATGACATGTGAGGATCAAGGCTTTGTTGATGAAGAAACTGACTTTGACGTAGAAGAAGAGTACAAACCTACACCACTAGTTCCTAAGTCAACCTATCATGCCTTTATAACAGAGGTATCTGATAACAAAGAAGCTGCTTCTATCGACTTTACCTGTACCTTCCAGGATAATGGTGGTATAATGAGTGATGGAGAAACACAGATAGATGGAAGTACGATTAAGAAAAGAGTGTTTCTACCTAAACCTGGTGATGATCAAGAAAGGACAAAATCTGGCAAGATGACCAAACGTCAGGCAAAGATTAACATGATGAGAGATTTTGCTGAAGGAATGAAGATTAACATGAACAACCTATCAGTTATTAGGACAGCTATCGATAACAGTGAGTGGATAGGACTTAGTGTAACCTTAAAAGTAGACATCAGGGAATATCAAGGTAGATTCTCTAACGACATAGTCACGATGGTGATGGCTTAAGATGAGACTAGAAGATCAAGGAGTCAGGTTTAATCGCCTGGCTCCAAACCAAAAAATAGAATTTATGAGACAGTTTAGGAACAAGAGGGATTTAGCTTTAGAATTAAATCCAAGACCTATACCTAAATTACCCAAGCCTTCTTTAACTAATGAAGAAAAGGCTATTTTAAAGACCCTTGGTATAAAACAAAAGGATATAAATAGTTTAAGAAAGGAGATATAATATGAGTAATGGAAATGGCTTACCCAGAACAGCTGTAAAAGTTAGCTTAGGTGATTGTGAAAGTTATAAGTGTCCTGAGTGTTCAGGAGATTTATTTTACACCTTATTTATTTTAAAGACAATACCAGCACTTTTGTCTCAAAGTGGTAAAGAAGAACTAGTTAACTTAGAAACATTTTTCTGTAATAGTTGTGACTTTAACACTGGTATATTAAAGAGAGGTTAATAAATAATGAAAGATGAAAGATTTTTCTTTGTTGATCCTTTAACTGTTAAGATAAGAGAGGGATTAGATAGATATAGGAAAGACGTTAAAAAATTAAACAAATTAAAAGAGTCTATAACAAAGTTTAAACAATTTCATCCTGTCTTAGTAACTAAAGAACTAGAACTTATTTCCGGAGGCAGAAGACTAGCTGCATGTATAGCTTTAGGTAGAGAAGTTATGTGTATGGACAGGGGTGAATTAACTGATTTAGAGATTAGAGAAATAGAATTAGAAGAGAACTTGCAAAGTGAAGATCTTTCTCCTGCAGATGAAGCTATAGCAACAGCTGATTTACACAACTTAAAACAAGAAATATATGGTAAATCTGTTTCGGGTAGACAAGGCGGTTGGACTTTAGAACAAACAGCTGAAACAATTTCTATGTCAAAGGGTACTGTTTTAGATGCCATAGAAATAGCTGCTGCAGTTGAAGAGTTTCCTGAGCTTAAGGATTGTAAGACTAAAACGGATATAAAACGAGCTGCTAAGATGATACAGAGGACTATGCTCAGAGCTCAAAAAGTAGAGGAGCATGAAAATAATATAAAAGGGATAAGAGATACAGTTAAGGTAGAGTTAGAAGATGTCTTAGTTCACATGAAAACGATACCAGATAATCACATAGACCTATTACTAACAGATCCTCTGTATGAAATACAAGTTGATGAAATAAAAAGAGGAAGTGGAGATGTTCCTGGAGGCTTATCAAATGTGGGATATAAGATCAAGGATGATAAAACAGACTTCAGTGTATTAAAACAATTAGCTTTAGAGTCTTACAGGTTTACAAAGACAACATCCTTAGCTTATATATTCGTAGCTCCGGAGCATTTTCATACAGTAAGAAATATATTCATCCATGCTGGTTGGAATTGTCATATAAAACCTTTAATATGGTTCAAACCTAATGCAGGTCAGTGTAATGTTCCTCTTAAGTGGCCAGCAAGTAGTTATGAAATGATCCTATATGCTAGAAGGTCGGAAGCACAGTTGATTAAACTTGGTCAAAGAGATGTATTAACTTATAGCACAGTTACAGGTACAAATAAATTACATGATTATGAGAAACCAGTAGAGTTATTAGAAGATCTTATTTTAAGATCTGTCTATCCTGGTAGTACATTATATGATCCCTTTATGGGAAGTGGTTCATCTATCGTTGCGGGTATGAGACAAAAGTTAATTTGTTTTGGCTGTGATTATAACAAGGATGCTTATAATGCTACTTTAGCTAGAGTTAATGAAGAGGTAAATGGATATGAAAAATGATAACACAGAAATATATGATTTTACTGAAGTATGTAAAAATATTCTAAGCATGGTGGATTCTTTTGATGCTTCTCATTCTATCTGTAAGAATAAAGCAATAGATAGTCTTCTACAGAAACTCTATAATCTAGCAGAGGAAGGTATAGATTTATTCAAAGTTAATGAGGAGGTTAGTAAAAGTGGATAAAATAGAGATGAATAAAGATTTAGAAATATTAGTTATGGAGATTAATCAATTAATAGTAACCTTTGATAAAACATATGATACTTGTTTAGCTAAGTCAATACAAACAGTTGCTGGAGTACTCCTCTCTATTTTAGAAGGTAAACGAAGAATAATAAAAGAAACAAAAAAGGATTAAGAAAAGTCAAAAGTTGACTCAAAAACTTAATAACTAGGAGAAATTATGCCAACCTTTATTAAAACAATTGCCCCACCAGGTGCAAAGATTATGCTATTAGGTGAAGCCCCTGGAGAAGAGGAAGATAAACAAGGTAAGCCCTTTGTGGGAAGAGCAGGATATACCTTATCCAAGCTATTAAGTCCTGCTAATATAGATAAACAAAGATGTATTGTAACTAATGTTGCTAGAGAAAGACCAAGAAATAACGAGATTACTCAATATTTTAAAAACAAGACTTGCACTGCACCAACCGAACAGATGCAAGAATGGATAGACCTACTTAAACAAGAGATAATAGAACTAAAGCCTAATATTATAATTGCTTTGGGTAACACAGCTTTATGGGCACTAACAGGAAATAAAGGTATTCAAAAGAATAGAGGTGCTATAGGAGAATGTTCCTTAGTACCAGGACAAAAATACATAGCAACTTATCATCCTCAAAAGGTAAATTATGAGTGGAAACACAGCTTCACTGTTGTAATGGATTTTAAAAAGGCTTTACGTAATTCAACTATACCTGATATACCTGAAGATAATAGAACCTTTATTACTAATCCAACTAAGCAAGAATGGATTGACTATTGTGATTTCTTATATGATAACAATATGCCTTTTGCGGTTGATCTTGAAGCCACTAGAGGTACAGGTTATATAACAAGAATAGGGTTTGCACACAGTCTTGAATTCGCCATGTCTTTAAAGTTACTTGATGGCAACATAGCTCATTTTCCTGAGAAGGATGAAATAGAAGTTATTGAAGCTACAGGAAAAGCATTGGAAAAAGTACCAACTATTTATCATAATGCTGGTTATGATATAGCTAACATGTGGCATAAGTATAGGATAAAAGCTACAGCATATATGGATACAATGATAACAATGAGGACATTGTGGCCAGAGTGCCCAAGAAGCTTAGCATATTGTGTAAGTTTATTATTAGATTTACCTGAATGGAAATCCTTATCCGGAACAGATCAAGGTACATATAACTGTTATGATGCAGCTAATACAATGCAATTAAGTATTGTCATGGAAGAATCACTACAAAGTAGATCTAAGATATATCCTACCATACTTGATATACAAGAACAAGATATGTTACAGCTTGAACCTTCCATACTCATGCAATTAGAAGGTATATCTGTTAATAATTCTAAACGAGAGGTTATACTTAAGGAAACAAAAGAAACACTTAAAGAGATTGAAGAAACAATAACAAATATAATAGGCAGAGAGATAAACCTTAACAGTCCAAAACAAGTTCAATCTCTATTATATATAGAACAAGGTTTGCCTGTGCAATATAAGAGAAGAAAAAATAAAAAAGAAGCCAGAACAATAACATCTGATGAAGGTGCTTTGACAAAGTTAGCTAATAAGACATCCAATCCTTTACCTAACTTGATCTTAAAATATAGGGAATTTTCTAAGCGTTCTAGCTCCTTCTTAAATATAGAAACCTCCCCAGAAGGTAAGGTACATACAAGTTACAATACAGTAGGAACTAACTTTTCTAGGTGGTCATCTAGTAAGAGTATTATCTTACCTTTTGGTCCAGGTAACTTACAGAATATACCAGAAGAAACCAGAATCTTTTACGTAGCACCTCTTGGTTATAAGATTGTTAGTGCAGATTATGTTCAAGCAGAGGCAAACATTGTTGCCTTTCTATCCTTAGATACTGTTCTTATGAATCTGTTTAAAGAATCTTTTGGTATGTCACCTAATGAAAGGAAGAAGAAACATGATCTTCATAAGATAACAGCAAGTGAGCTTTATGAAATAGATATAGATATGGTTACAAAAGAACAAAGAAAAATAGGAAAGAGACTTAGACATGCTAAGAATTACAGAATGGGTATCTATAAATTGGCTGCAGAATTAGATATAGCTGTCGCAGATGCTAGGATACTTGATGCTTTATACACAAGAAAGAATCATCGTCTTATTGTTTGGCAAAAGAAAGTGGAGGAACAATTAAGACATAGCAGAACAGTGATTAATTGTTTTGGTAGACCTCATAGATTCTTAGATAGATGGGGAGAGCACCTTGTAAACTCAGCAATATCATACAATCCTCAGTCAACTATTGGAGATCTTATGAACAGATCTGTAATTAGAATATACAGAGATTATGGAGATCTTTATACTCTTTGGGCACAATTACATGATGGCATATATGTTTTGGTTGAGGATGAAAAAGTAGATCAGTGTATAAGTGATCTTAGACAAGCAATGATTGAACCAATTAATATAGAACAAGAAAAGGTCACTGTTGATGTGGATTTTAAGGTTGGTGATAACTGGGGAGAGTTACATGAAGTTAACATAGATTGGAGGTAAAATAGAATGATAAAGGTTAACGTAAGATGGAATGATGGATATTTGGAGGACTTTAACTGTTCAGAGGTGCGCTTTGGCTCGGACTTGTTATGGATGAGACTCAAATCTGGTGGCAATCGCCATATTCCACTAAGACAAGTAAGATGGTTCTCAACAAATCCAGAATCGCATGAAATATTATGAGGAGGTAAAAATGAACTTTAATAAGACAATGTTAAATATAGCACTAAAAGCACTTGAAAAGATAAAGAAAGAACAAGGAAAAGTATGTAAAGACTTTGAACTTTGTAATCATATAGGTTGTAAAAGCAGTGCAGCTTCTTTGATAATAGCATGTGAGGCTTTAGAAGATATAAAAAAGGAGGCAAAATGAAAAGATTATTCATATCCCATCCTTATAGAGATGAAAAAATCTATAAGATAAACCAAAATATTCAAAATGCTAGAAAGTTTGCTATGAAGTATTGGTTACAAGGATATAATGTTTATTGTCCTCATCTTAATACAGCCTTTATGGATGATTTACTACCAGATAAGATATGGTTAGAAGCTCACTTAGATTGGTTAAAGCTTTGTGATGTCATTGTCATGTGTGGAAGTTGGAGATATTCAATAGGTTGTACTGAGGAACATGATTTAGCAATGAGTTTAAAGCAAAGGATAATTTATGATGACATTTTAATGGAGGTGTAATTTGTCTGAATATGAGTACAAAGATATTAGAACTGAAAGGGAAGAAGAGGAAAAAACAATACATGAGCTAGATGCAATAGGTCCAGGATATCAAGAGAGCCCCTTAGCAATTCAAATAGGAGGTGATCATTATAAAGACTTTAATATTCAACCAATAGAGTTTATAACTAGAAATAAGCTAGGTTTCATTCAAGGCTGTGTAGTAAAACGTATCTGTAGATATAATGTAAAAGGAGGAAAAGGTAAAGAAGATCTGTTAAAGATTAAACATGAGATAGATGTTTTATTAACTTTGGAGGTATTATGAAAGCTCCACAAAGAGAGCTTACCTATCCCAAGACAATCATATGGGATAATAGTAAAGTTGCAGCCTTGACAGAATTACAGAGGATAAAATATTCTATACTTAACTTAAGAACTAATGATGAAGAAAGAGAAGAATATAGTCTGTTTTCTTCAGAGGATAGAAGAGATCTAATAAAAGCATCTACCTTTATCAGCACAGTATATAACAGTCTAAAAAAGAAAGATTCTTATAAGGACAAGATAATTAAATGAGAGAATTATCAAATTGGCTAGACTCTTATGTAACATACGTAGATAATACTGAAAGTGCTAAGATATTCCACAAGTGGACAGCATTGGCAGTGATTGCAGCTGTATTAAGAAAGAAAATAAAATTAAACCTCGGTAGAATAAACGTATATCCTAACATGTATGTAGTCTTAGTAGGCCCACCTGGAGGCCCAAGAAAAAGCCAAGCTATTACCTTTGGTATGGACTTTTTAAGGGAGATTCCAGATATAGTACTAAGCGCCGACGCTATAACACCACAAGCATTGATACAAGATCTTGAATCTAGTGCTATGGATGAAGTCTTACCTAATGGAGAGAAACTAGAACATGCCTCCTTAACCGCAGTATCAAAGGAGTTAGAAAGTTTCTTAGGTCAAAGAGGTGAGAATACTAAGATGATTATAACATTAACAGATCTATTTGATGCTAATGAATTACCTTGGAAATACAGAACAAAGCATTATGGTACTAATGTAATCCCAAGTGTATTTTTAAACTTATTTGCAGCCACAACACCAGATAGTATTGGAAGTTCCTTTCCTTTAAACGCCATAGGTGGAGGGTTATCAAGTAGAATTGTATTTGTTTGGGCAGAGAAAAGAGAAAAGAAAGTAACTGTTCCTGGTTGGACTCCAGAAGAATTAGTCTTAAAGGAAAAGTTACACAAAGATTTGTTTACTATAAGCAGAATGGCTGGAACATATAAGTATACTAGTGAGTCCTTTAAGTTTTGGGATAATTGGTATCATAGTTATGAAGCTCAATCAACCTCTAGAATCTGTAGAGATAATCTATTCAATGGTTGGTATGAGAGGAAACCTTTATATGTTCAAAAATTATCTATCATTCATGCAGCTGCAACTACTAGTAAGTTATTATTAGAAATTCCTCATATAGAAAGTGCTTTAAATGTATTAGCTGAAACAGAAGTAGAGATGAGTAATGTCTTTAGAGCAATGGGAAGATCTACTATAGCTGCAGATGTTGATGTAGTTGGTAATATCATACAAGGTAGAAAATGGATTACAGAAGAACAATTAACTAGTTTAATATGGAGGGATATAGATGCACTTAAGTTTGATAATGTGATTAATACCTTGAAGAAAAGAGGACATGTCAAGAGATATTATGAAGGTCCAGAAGGAGAAAAAGGTCAAGTTTGGTACAAGTATGTTGGAAGTGATTTTAATCTTTAGTGAAAGGAGAATAGATTATGAAATTAATTAAGCCTGGTTATGAGATTATGGAAGTGATGGGAATTTATGGAAACTTTGGAATAGGTAGAGATGCTTTGCAGTTAATTGAAAAGGCTGGGAGAGTATGTTATAAGTCAGAAGAAAAGATAACACAAGATTCTTGTAAAGAGTTTGTCCAAAAAATAAATAAACTTGGACATGAATCAGTCATTGAACACTCTGCTATGACAGTTAAGTTCATATGTGATAGAGGAGTTAGTCATGAGTTAGTTAGACATAGACTTTGTGCTTTTAGTCAAGAGAGTACAAGATATTGTAATTATAAAGGAGGTGTTACTTTTATTATTCCACCTTGGGTTAATATAGAAGAAGGTATCTATACAGGTACTATTTCTGAGATAATAAATAATGAAGAGGATTTCATTTGGTGGGAGTCTATGTTGAATGCAGCAAGTAGTTATACAAAGCTGTTAAACAAAGGTTGGTCTCCTCAACAAGCAAGATCAGTTTTACCTAATTCTCTTAAGACAGAAATAGTAGTAACTGCTAACTTTAGAGAGTGGAAACATATCTTTAATTTAAGATGCTCCAAAGCTGCACATCCACAGATGAGAGAGATTATGATACCTCTTCTTGAAGAATGTAAGAAGTTAATTCCTATAATCTTTGATGAGATAAACCATGACTAATTATGTAGAACAAAGAACTAAAGAGCTTCTTGAAGACTTAACCAATTACCTAGCCACATTACCACCTTTAAACTCTAAGGTAATTTGTACTAGGACAGGTTTCGTATTTGACCTTCATGCTATATGGCCTTCAGCTAAAATATCTTTAGCCTTTAATGAACCTGGTCATCAAGTAAGTTATCAAGTTATTTCACCTAAAACCTTTAAGAAAGAGTATGTTGCAGTATCAAAGAAGGTAGCTAAAATCTTTTCTGATACCATTAAGGATTTTACCCAAGAAGAGTTAACAGAAGCACTTACTGAAATGAAACACAGTGAAGAGGAGGAATAATGCAAAACACTTATGTAAAACTAAGAGTTTGTGCATCCTGTGAATGGATTTTTAGAGATGAGTTAAGCTGCCCAAAATGCGGCTTTGCATATTATGGAGCAAGATCTGTATATGGAAACAAATGTTATAAATATGAAAAAACTCAACAGCCTTGGATTAATAAAAAAGTTGCTGAGTATATAAGTGAACTACAAAAACAGATCAGAATAAAAAAGGGAGAATAAAATGGAGATTATACATGTAGAAGATTTAGCTTGTCTAGAAAACGAAGGTAGTATGATAGACGGAAAATATCAAGGTAACATTACAGTAGTAGATGGTTGTGAAGCTTATTATACTTTAGGTGTAGAACATTATTTTATACCACAACAACTCCTAGAAGAAATTATAAATCTAAAAGCTTTAGAAGTTACTGAGGCTGTTGAGGAAGAACAAGCAGAATCAGAGTTCGACAGTGTTTTAGATATAATGGACTTAATGGAATTAGCAATAGTTTTCTCAGCAGATGATCTGTGTAACCTTAGAGCAAATGGTTTGATATAAAGGAGGTAAATAAACATGAAGTGTTTTTATCATAGTGCTGATTTAGATGGAAGATGTTCAGGGGCTATTATTAATAAGAGATTCCCAACTTGTAAACTCTATGGATTTGATTATGGAAATGAGTTTCCTTGGAAAGAAATTGAGGAAGGTGAAAAAGTTTTTATGGTAGATGTATCACTACCTATAGAAGATATGAAAAGATTAAACAAGATGGTTAAGCTAATTTGGATAGATCATCATGTGTCTATAATAGACATAGCACAGAAGGAAAAGTTTCTTGCATATGAACAACTACTTGAGGTTGGTAAAGCAGCATGTGAATTAACTTGGTTATATTGTTACCCTCATAGTAGCTTACCTCAAGCAGTTCATCTATTAGCAAGATATGATGTTTGGGATTTGTACTTTGATGATATCTTAGCTTTTCAGTATGGTATTAGAACCTTTGATACACAACCTGAAGATTATATTTGGACTGTTATATTACATGAAAACAGTTATTGTATTTCAATTATAAATAAGGGAGAAAATATTCTAGAGTATATACACAAGGATAATAAGAACTATGTTAACTCTTACGGATTTAAAACTACCCTTAATGACTACAGAGCAATTGCTGTAAATAAAGGTATGGGTAATTCTCAATTATTTAATTCTATATGGAATGAAAAGGATTATGATATTATGATAGCTTTTGCTTGGGTAGCTAAGCTTAACAAACATCGTGTTAGCTTATATACAACAGAAGAAACAGGTATAGACGTTAGTCAAATTGCTGTATTATATGGAGGTGGTGGTCACAAACAAGCTGCAGGATTCATGTGTAACTACTTACCTTTTTCTTTAGTGGGGTATAAATGAGAAGACATTGGGTATTAGCTTTAACAAAAGAAGAACATAAAAAGTTGGAAGAAGAGATAATCAAGTTACGAGTAGAGGAAAGCTTAGATATTAAAACTATATCTGAAAGGAAGCAGTTAAGTAGACCCTATGTTACAGGTATACTTAAGAAGAATAACATAAACACCAGTAGAATAAAACAAATTTAAGGAGGTAAAGAATAAGATGTTTGAATATGAAGAGATAGTTTTAGCTAAGTTTGAAGAAGATATATCTAAATCACAGAGTAAAGTAACTAAGAAATTAAAAGACAGATGTGATAATATAATAGTTGCTTATGCAGGATTATTAGATAAGCTTAAGCATGAAATTAAGGTGACTAGAATACTGAAGGAAAAGAATGTATATCTTACAGATAAACTAAAAAAGAAAGTAGGATTAAGTAAAGATGAATTAGATAGATTTGTTGAAATTAAAGAATCATTTGGTGACTGTGAATGGATGAGAGCCTTTTTTAATACCTATACAGTTGACTCCATTAACTGGTTAGTAGAGAAAGTTGATGAGTCTCAAGAAAGGAGATAAGATATCATGGAGGTTAAATTATGCCAGATCTTCTAAGGATAGATTATATAAACAGTCTCCATCAACCATTAGTAGTACGATTGCTAGGCGAAAAAGAGCCGATGTGGGAACTCCACGACATCGATGTGGAAACGGGCCTGTTGAGAATAAATGTGTGTGGTAAACTTCAGGCTATGCACATCAGTGATATTGGAGATTTTGTAGACATGGATGGAGTAACCCATGATCCAGATTCTTTTTATTGTTAAAAAGAAAAGCCCCCTACCACAGGGGGCTATACAATATAAGCACCTTAGTTATTCTATCTCACCTCCTTATTAATCATGATGGGGTGTAGGAACTCCAAACAAGTACTTAAGTTCACTTTCCTTATACATCTCAGGTATATCACCTTTACTTAATCTAAGAGCCTTATTTAAGTTTACTGGTACAGGAACACCTTTGTTAGCCCTTCCAAACCATTCTTGAAAGAAGGTAGACAAGATAAAATCCCTATCTTCCTCATCTTTTTGTTTCCAGGTTCTCCAACTAGCTTGAACTATAGGACTAGCAGATACAGCTATATCCCTAGAGTCTGCTTTTATAAAAGGAGGATGTATAAAGTGATGTAACAAATCTACATCAAGAACCTTTTCACCAAGACCAACAATACCTCCTACTGTTAAGACTTCCCTCATAACTTGTCTTGTAACAGGTGTACCAAACAAATCCTTTTCACTATTCAGTGCACCTTTAATCAACTCCCATTTAAAAGCATGTTCACCTTCCTTTACATCTCTAGACAAATTTCTTAATTGTTCTAAGGTAACCTTACCAGCTCTACCTACAGCCTTACCAGCTCGACCATAAGTTAAAAGTCTTTGTTCAAATATCTTAAAAGGTGTACCCTGAAACATCATCATCAATCTTATCTTTGGGTTCCTAAGCCATGATGGATTCATATTTCCACTTAAAAAATTAGTCTTTATAATAGTATCATACACTCCATAAGCTGCTTGTGCTGGAGTCATACCTTTCTTACTTGCCATCTTTAAAGCACATAAGGTAGAAAACCCTCTATCAAATCTTTCAATCCAAGCAACAGGTGCACCACCATACTTATTAATTTTCTCTACAACCTTATCCCACTTGCTATCAGCCATACTGAATGGTGTAGCATCAGATATAGTTCTCCACAGACTACCTTGTTCATTCATTGCTTTAACTGCTTCATCCTCAACAGTTAAAGATATACCTGCTTTCTTAAGAGCTTCTTTACCTCCAGCTCTTTCAAGCTCAAGTCTAGAAAAACTACCTATTGCTTTAGGATAAACCTTTGCTCCTTCCCAACCAAAGATTCTAAGGTCAGCTACAGTTTTAAGATAATGCTTAAATGTTACAGAAGGAGAGAAGCTAAGAAGTCTCATAACTTCCACAGCATAAAACCTCTCCATAGCTTTATCTACCCCTTCCTTATACTGTGGTTTAAACCCATCTTCCATAGCTTCAAAGAACTTTCTCATTCCAGAATTCTTCTGTACAAAATCACTTTGCTTAAAAGCATGCCAACCATCAGCTCTACCCATTCTCCAAAAGTCAGAAACTTCTAATCTCATATTTATATCAGGTAAGTACTTTTGTACAGAATATTCCATATCTGGCATCATAGGTTTATATCCTGCAACACGACTGTGTAACTTAGCCATTGGAGGTGGATAGTCTTTGAAGAGATTACCTTCAGTTACTACGTTTTCAGCTCTCTTAAAATCTGCATCTGGATGAGCAGCATGATGCATGTAAGGTCTCTTTGTTATAATCTTATGACCAGCTTCAGCTGTTCGTACACCATAGATTTCCATCATCTCTTTAATTCTACTAACGGCCAATTTTTCTTCAAAACTAAGCATACCTTCTAAGAAAGGATAGCTCTCAAACTTAGCTGTATCCTCTGCAGCCAAGAACATCCTCACCCCACTATGCTGTGCGGCCAAAGGTTTTATTGTTTTATCCCAAGTTTTAGTATAAGACTTAAACATACTATTGGTATCACTAAACGCTTGTTCATGAAATAAGGCTTTATTTTCCAGAGCCTCTGCTGTAGCTATAGCAGCATCCTCAGTCTTCTTTCTATATTTTTTACCCTTAGTAATCTTATTCAATTCTTTATCTGCAAGACTTCTAAAATGTTTTGCTGAGTATTGGTGATATGATCTTTGCTGCATAGGTACAAAAAACTCATCTATCATAGGCTTCATTGATTGTCTAACTTCACCTATACTTGATTGATAATTAGGTACATCATCTAATATATTTCTTAATACCCTAAGACCTTCTTTACTATTATACATAGCAGCAGTTTGTCCACTTGCCCACTGCACCATAGGATTAGTCATAGTCTCCAATCCTTCCTTACTAACTCCAAAGTAATGATGAGCAACTCTATAAGGACTAGCTAAGGATTGTATTGCAGGATGAAGAATAGCTCTTCTTGCTATTGAAGATATATCAGGTATAATTTTCAACTGTCTCATAGGTTCACCCAAGAAGAACTTTGTTCCTTCCTTTGGTAATAAACCTGCACCTTCCATAGACTTTATTAAATTTGTTACACTCTTCTTAGGTGTATTCTTAATAATACTAGCTGTTAACTTTGTTAACGTTCTACCTGCAACCTGATCAACCATTCCTGCTTCAGCATCTTCAGGACCAAGCACATCAGATAAAACAATTAAACTTCCTGCAGCTAATAAACCATTCTTTAATTTATCCAAGAATCCTGTATCAGATACTATATCTGCTAAGTACTCTTCACCCTCTGAAGATTCAATAGCTTCTCTATACATCTGAGCTTCAGTAGCTAAGTTACCACGTTTTTGTAAGGTATCAACTGTTTTATCCTTACCCAATAGTACTACTTCATCTAAGAGCTCTTGTCTCTTTGCCTTAAGTAATTCTACTTGCTCTTTACTTGCAACTCTACCAAAAGTTACAGCCTCAGTTGTATTAGATAGCTTTGGTATGGTAACTTCTGTAGCTTTATCAAGACCCTCTTTAGTTGTAACTCCAAGCTTTTCTAAGTCTTTTTTAGCCTTAGCTACCTTCATCATACCAATTCTATCTAAAACTTTAACCTGTTCTTCTGTAGCAGTTGTACTAACAACTTCAGCAATAGATGCAATCTCAACATCACTAACTTCTTTAGCTGCAACATCTAACTCTTTATTATATGCCTTATATGCTTCTTTACTTTCTACATCCTTCCTAACTGTTCTTACTACTTCTCTCCACTCTCCTCTAGTCACCTGTCCAGCTTCATATAAATCAAGCCTTTCGTTTGGTTTCATTTTAAGAAGAGCTTTAACCTTATCATTTGGTGTCATGGCAGAAAAGTCAAAAGTCGACTCTTTCCCTGATATTAATTTAACAGCATCAGTTACTTTATTTTCCATCTTAACTACTTGTGCTTTATCTTTCTCTGCACGTATGAGACTTCTCGCTGCTTGGTAGGTCATGTCTTTAAAGTCATCATCTTTATAACCAAGTTCTGTTAAAGATTCCTTAGTTTTATTTCCTATCCCCTGAGATTTTTTAGTTTTAACTGCTACTGGTTTAATTTTATTTATAGCTGCAATAATATCCTCTTGAATTTTGAATGTAGATTCAACAAGCTTCTCTTCAGCACTTGTTTCTATAACAGCAGTAGCAGGATCCTTACCTTGCTTTATTTTAGTAAAGATTCTATCTGTATTCTCTATCTTATCAAAACTCTTAGGACTCATAAGATCTAGCATCTCATTGCTTGATTTATTTGTTCCAGATGCTAGTATATCAGTGGTTTCTTTTGGTGTAGGTTTAGCTGTCCTTGCTTTATACAACTCCTCTTGTTTAACAAACTCTTTTTCAGCAATACCAACTCTCTTCTTCTTAACCAAGTTATCTAATGTTTTAGCAACATCTAATCTACCTTCACCAAGCTTCTTAGCATATTCTTCTGCAACCTTTTCCTCTTGTCTATGTGCTTTGTTCCAAGTCAATAACATTGTAGCTTTTGGATCTCTCTTAACGGCTTCAGCTATAACTTCTTTACTATAACTATTCTCTTGTAATCCTTTCATCATAGCTTTTAGTTTACTTGTAGCTCCTGGAAACACACCCTTAAAAGCTTTAGCTCCCCCATACAAAGCTCCACCACTAATAGCCATTTCTAATCCAAGAGCTTTTATAGGATTATCTTTAGCCCACTGTGTCTGTTCAATTCTATTCTTTGTAAAATCAAATGCTGCAAAACTTGGAACAGCCATTAGTGTTGCACCAACTAGCTTAGGAACAAATCCAGGAGTTCTCATCATTCTTCTACCAAGAAATGTTGCTGCACCTTTAGCTGCAACCTTTGGGAAGAGTTTCCTTGCAGCCAATTTCACTCCCATATGACTTCCCATAAGAGCAGCTGAAAAGCCTCCTCCTATAGTAGCTGCACCTACTGCTGAAGTATAACCTGGTCTAAATTCTTTTTGTTCCCATTCTTCCTGTCCAGGTAACTCTCTTACTCCAGATTTAAACCTTGGTATTACATGCCAACCTTCCTTCCTATCCCAAGCATGTTGTCTTATAGCCTCTTCATTATTCCTTATATTCTTAGTATAAGAAGCTAATATTAACTCTTCTGGTTTAAAACTTGTTAATCTTTCATCACTAAGCATCCTATTATATTCATCTAATATTGTTTGACCAAGTTCTTTCCTTGGATCACCTTCAGGAATAGCTTTACTCACACTCTGTAATGGACCTAAACTTGATCTACTTTTTACCTTAACCCCTTCCGGAACATGCTGTGTCATCAAAGATGCTACCATCTTTTCAGCTTTAAGAGGATCATAAAGAAACTTTGCTCTTTGCTCAGCTGTTTTAGTTTCCCTCTTTACTTTATCTTTTTCAATTCTATCTAAGGATGTTCTTTCCTTTAATAAAAGACCTCCAACATTCATATTATTGCCCCCATTTCTTAAGTCTTCTAGATAACCTTTGAGTATAAGGAGGAAACAAATTTAACACGTTTCGTTCTCCCATGTTCTTTAATGTTGCTTGCCTATATGCCTCAGCACCTAGTTCATGAGGTTTATCCAATTTTGTCTTTGTAGTCCTTTCTAATAGTTTCTTATGTGTAGGAGACATACCTCTATACTCTTTGATTATACCAAGCTTAGTAGGAGATTTAAACTTTTCTAAGATCATATGTCCTACTTCATGAGAGGTTAAACCTGGATGACTTCTTCTTGCTACATCAGGATGATAACCCAGATACTTTCTAGCCAGATTAAGTCCTGCTCTACCTGGTACAGCTTCAGTAACTTTAGCACTATTTATTAGATCAAGAGATCTTTGAGGTATAGCAGCAAACTCTCTAGCCATAGTCTGTTGTACCTTCTTAGGTAAACCTTTAGCTGCTATATTGAATAAAGCTTTCTTAGCTATAGCTGCCATACCAACAGGCCCAACCATACTACCTACATCTTCAGCACCTAGATACCTCTCCACTCCTTTAGGTATCTTTGTACCTCTTGTTAATCTTTTCCACTTCTCACTTTTAAACGGATCAGCTAAAGGCATTAGTTTGTACCCCAAATATTTAAGATCTCATCTACACTAGCCATAGGGTCATAAACAGGACTTGGTGTAGCTATTTCAGATTTGGGTTGTCCCTTTAACAAATGCTTAAGATAGCTCTCTTCCATACCAAGTCTTCTGCTAAGAATACTAAGTTCTTCTCCCTTTAACTTAACTTTCTTCTTACCTAATTCAGATTCCTCTCCCATAGCAAGAGAAGCTGCTCTCCTTTGTCTTGGTAATTCTGAAGGTTCTCCATACTGCATCTCAGCTATACCAGTCTTAAAAGGTCTGGCCTCCTGTGCAGTTCTCATTTGACCAAGGATACCTTTCTCTGATAACCTTTCAGCAATAGTACCTCTTGTCTCAGCTAATTCAATATCACCCCTTTGTCTTTGCGCTTCAAGCTCCGTAGCTCTATTAGCTGCTATAGTAGCAGTCTTCTCTTTAAAAGTTCTAGAACCTTTAACATGCTCTTTCCACTCTGCACCTAATTTCTTTCTTACATCTTTTTCTCTACTTCCAAAAGAACTACTTCCTATGTAACTAGGTAAAGCTGCCATATTAATCTCCTAAGGTGAATAGTTATACTGATGTACTGTTCTTGTACTTGTACCAGATGACTCACTGTCAGACCTATTATAATCATATCTATAACTCATCTGTGCTGCAGCAGATACACTAGCTAATGAACTTGCAACCATTTGAGAAATTATATTCGCACCTGCTTTAGCTGTCTCAACCTGTATACCATGCTGTTGCATTGCTGCATCTAAGTTAACTTGTCCTTCCTTTAACATAATAGAAACTCTATTAGTTACTTGTTCAGATTGAGCCTTATATGATTCTATATCAGCATCTATTTTCTTAGAAGCAAAATCTACATCAGCATTATATGCTCCTATCTGATAACCATAAGATTTACCAATAACATCTAACTCTCCAATAGAAGCCTGTACCTTTGCATTATACTCAACCAATTCAGATTTATACTGTTCAATTAATAGCTTATTCTTTTCTAAAGTTATCCCAACTTCAGCTATATTTATTTGTGCTTCAGTTTGTACCCCTCTCATCTCAACATCATAAGCCTTTACTTGCTCAGTATATACTCTAACCTTACTTTCCTCTCCAGCCAATTGTGCCTGATATGCATTATATCTAGCAGTGATTCCACCTATGTTAGATGTATAAGCATCAACCTTAGATCTATAGCCTTCAATAATAAGCCTTTGTACATCAGCCTTAATCCTAGCAGCCTCCATCTCAACACTATATAACTTTGATATAATATCTATAGCACCTAATTGTGCTACATAAATATCTATTAATTGTTTCTGTACAGATGCTTCAAGACTTACTCCTTCAAGTAAGCTTTTATATCTCTCTATTTCAATTAAGGCTCCTTTCATTCTGCTTTCATAAACACTTGCCATAGTTTTATATTTATCAAGGTCAAGATTATACTTAGTAACTGTTGCATTAAAGACTAACACTGCAGCTTCTTGAGTAAACTTTGCTGCATTATATGCTCTATCTGCTACAGCATTAACATAACCAACCTTAACCTTCTCATGTTCCACAGCTAAGGTTAAAGCAAACTGTGTGTTCTGTTGTGCAAGCTTTGCTTGTTCTATCATGATCTCATAGTTTACTTGACTATCAGCTCTTTCCATTTCACTAAGAGCTTCTTGTAATCTACCAGCTAAAGCACCAGGAGGTATCGACCATCCTCTTGATGCAAAGTAATCTTCAGCTTCATCATAAATTCTTTCCTTTTTAATCTCTTCCCTTGCCAAGGCTCTTTGCCATATAGCTTCTTCAACATCCTCATTTAAACCAGTACCACCGTTTTGGATATCACTTAACAACTTATCATCAACTGCATCTTTAACATCTGATACATAATCACCTTCATTATAAACAAACAAACTACCAGGAGGAACAACGTCAACAAAAGGTTCTTCACCTTCAAAATCAGGTAATGTAATATTTGGAGGATTTGGAAAAGTAAGTTCATCTAATGTAGGTATGGTTGGTAATGTATAACTTGGTTTAGTAGGATACTCTATCTCACCTGTAACCGGTGCTTCTCCAGGACTCTCAGGCCAAGTAACAATTGGTTCAGCTGGAAAGGTAACAACTGGAGGAAGTACACTTAAGCTAGGTACATCAACTGAATCTATACTTACCTCATCAAGGTTATTTAATAAAGGAGATACAGGTAAAGTTATAGTTAAATCTGGTTCAGCTGGCTTAACAGGATTATATGTACCAACCTGAATAGGTTCTATATCATAAGATAAATCTATAAAATCAGGTTTATATGAAGCTACCAAAGAACTCAAGGCATCTAAATATAACATCGCTTCTGACCAAGCAGTATCTGCATAACTTCCTGCTAGTTCAAACTGATCCTGAACAGTTCCAATTATTTCTTCATTATATGCCATAGCTTACCTCTACAAGATACTAAAATTAATATTAAAGGACTTACTAGAATCATTGTTCATTACAATATCTATATAACTTTGACCAAACTTCTTTACTATATCCTCAGAGATATCAATAAGCTCTATGTCCTCAAATAAATCTTGTACATAATTGTTTCTCCTCATGGCTAACTCAAAATCATGATGGAGTAATACTGTTGTAGAAGCACTAGAATTTTGTATTATTTGTCCCCAAGCATCATAGACTTTAATATCTTCTCCTGTAATATTAGTAGCTGCTGGACAAGCATAAGAAATATAAACTCTTTTACCTACAAGAGTAGATTCTCCATAAATAAACCCGAGTGGTTTATAACCTGGATAGTCATATGAAAATGTTTTAACCTCATGCTTCTGTCTATCAACTGAAGAAGGTTCACCTGTATAATAAATATGTAAGTTGCTTGTTTTTGTATAAGTAGTTAATGTAGTACTTGTAATAAATGGTAAGATAATATTATGATATTCAAGAGTCTCTGTAATATCTACATATTCATTCTCATGAAAAAACCAAAAAGGATCAGCATCATCCCAGGTAAAAAGATAATCATAAGTATGATCTTCTCTTACTAACGTATGACCATTAACTGTACCATATGCACTCCTATGTCTTGGTCCACCATGCTGCTTATAATCATACTCAAATGGAGCAGTGTAATTATTTACAAATCCAGGAATAATTATAGATCTTAATCCACCATCCTCTGCAATTAAGTCATCCCAAGTCTCAGGATCTGTATCACTATTATACCATGGATAATTTACTACATCAGGATCCACCTCTTGATTAATATGATTACTTAGGTATCCTGACGGAGTCCCAATAACTTTTAGAAAGTATTCTTCTTCTTCTGCAGTTAAAATATCTTTATCTATAGAACATACACCAGGTAATACTGTGGTAAGAACAAGACTCGTAGCTACCTCTAATTGATCAAAAGGAAAAATAGCAGGCTCATCTAATACTACATCAGTGTGAACATACCACTTATCTAATTTTGATTGTAAAAACATTCCTGTAGCTACTTCATCTTCAAGTACTCCCATATTAGCTACAACTAAATCCTCATCTTGCCATTTATCTACTGCATTAATTCTACTAGGGTATTGAGTTCTTATTGTTAAAGGTAAGAATCCTGTGCTGTAAGAGATCCAATAAGACATTCCACTAACATATGATTTAATAAAGCTTGTAGGTATTAAAATATCGTTACCAGTAAAAGTTGGTTTAGTATCAGCTTCAACTCCCCAAGGCTCAGGATCATAAAAACCATCTACAGTTCTTCTATACATAGATTCTGGATCGTATAAGTAACTTGGTTGGTTCTCATCATCTGGGCCATACCTATTATATTCTGTACTTCCTGCAGGATAAAAAGCTAAATACATTAGTGTATCTTCAGTAACACTAACTACACTTCCCCCAGATAATCTTTGGGTTAACCTTAAGATAAATACACCTGTTATCTCTTCAATAATAACTTCCTCAACAACTTCTGGACTATAGATATATATATTTGTCACTCCAAAAGTTTGTCTAAGTGAAATCTGTTCACCTGTATCAAAGTTAACAACTCTTGTTCCTTGCTCAAGCTTTTGGAAATTCATTAGATCATTAAGTATATCTAACTCTCTTAGTGCTTTAGGTATAAGAGCCTTAGCACCATTAAAATCACCTTCAAGATTTATGAAAGGAGTCTGTTTAAACTTCACTTGGTTTCCTTCCTTTAACAACAAGAATTGCTTCTATCTGATCTAAGCTAAAATCTCCACCATAAGTATTCTCAACCTTTATATCATAGTATCTTCCAACAACTTCTCTTTGTCCATCAAACACTCCACCATGTTGTTTATTACTTGTCTTAATAGAATCCAAAACATACTTATGTTCTACTCCATCATCAGGTGTTAGATAGAAGTTTAAGTCTTCACTAGTTTCATAACCTACATATATCTTTCTAAATCTCTTCTCATTAGCAATACCAAGGTCTGTTTTAGGAAAGATAACAAAGGCATCTATATGACCATCTTGATCTGTCTCACCATCTTCTAAAGAAAACAAACCATGTTCATTAGCACCAAGATAACCATTGTTAATCTTACACATAGAGTTAAAATTAAATGCTCTATATTGTGTAGCAGCTAATCTTTCCAGAGATAAAGCCAAACTAAAATAGTGCACACCTGGTACAGATTGCCTCAACCTTAAATCACTGGTTACATGTACGTGATAGCTTTCATTTACATCTACCATAATTTTTAAGAAAAGTCAAAAGTTGACTTTTTACCTCACGTGTTTAAGAATGTAATCATCAAATCTGTTACTTATATTACCAATAACATAAGCATCTATAGGTAATAAACTAGCTGTAACAGTTCCTATTGGCTGTACATATCCTAAGATATCAGCACTCAAAGCCTCCAAAGCTGCATCAACTATTATACTTGTTCCTGTTATACCTGTAACATCACCTATCAAGTGTAACAAACTAGCATCAACATATCCATAACCTGATACTATTGCAGTTACTAAGGCTTCTAATGCAGGTAAGCTTGTATCAACATAACCTATATTACTTATATAACCTTGTACACTAGCTTGTAATGCTGGTAGATCAGCTGAGCAACTTGCTACATTCGATACCACACCAGTTATAGTAGACTCTAACGCTTCTAAAGTAGCATCAACAAACGCTCCACCAAAAGCTTCACAGGTTAAGGCAGCAAGATCAACATCAACACTACAAACATTTCCAACTTCACCTACTACTGTAGCTTCTAAAGCTTCTAAGATACCTAAGGTATAATCATTCCCAAAAGCAAAAGCTTCAAGAGGTTCAAGGCTATCAACAACCTCACCCTTAGGTGCAGTGAATGTAGTTGTTATGGTACATAGACTGGTAACTTGTTCATGATAACTCTCATTAATATTTATCTGTCTATCTATATCTACATACCACTCATCTATAATACCAACTTTCTCAGTAATATAACCTGTTAAAGCATATCCTGTAATCTCAGCAGATAAAGCTACTTCATCACTATAACCTGTTGATAAACTATAACCTATAAGACTATCTGTTAAACCAACCTCTTCATTAATTTCTGTCCATTGAGGACTTGTTGATTCTATTACATCTGCAAGACCTGTCTCATCAGCTATGATAGTATATATAGGATTAGATACAATCCAAGTATCATTTAATCCAACTGTTTCAGTTTCTTCTTGTTGTGTTCCCCAGTTGTATTCAAAGGTATCACCCAATCTAACATTTTCATTTAACTCTTCCTCAACTGTACCAGGAGGAGGTTCTGGAGGTGCTCCTTTTCCTAAAGGATCAAAATCTGTAGGAATAGGATAAGTAAAATCATCTGTAATACTAGCTAAAGTACCTTTTGCAGAACTATTGTAACCACTCCAAGCAGGACGATATGTACCAGACAAACCAGTATATGCAGGATTAGCTCCTGTAGAAGGATTACCTGAAGCTTGCCATACACCATTCTTTGACCACCAAATCCTACCATTATCAAGATCTAAGGCAACTCCTATAATATCTCCACTAGAATATGTAGCCCCAAAACCTTGCGAAGAAGAATTATTTACCTTTGATCCATCTTGACTATAACCATAATCATCTGCATGAATTCCTAAGTATGTACCAAGATCAGATGATATTGTACAGCATCCTACCCTTGCTATCCCACTATTCTCACAAAGAACTTCCCAATACCATTTTCCAGTAGATTTATCTTCTTCAGCTAAAACTTTACCCTGAGCAGTTACCCACTTCCTTGCGGTAAGATTGTTATTATCTCTTGCAATACTAGAATGTATATAAATACCACTCCACTCTATAGGAAGATCTGCTACTGATATATAACCACTAGGAGCAGAATAAGTCCAGTCAACCTCATCAAACTTACCAGTAACAACATCTCCACTATTATAACCACTCCACATAGGAGCAACTATATCACTTATTCCTGTAAAGGCAGGATTAGTTCCTGCTACTGGATCACCTCCATTTTGCCAAACATTGTTCTTACTAAACCAAGCTTCTCCAGTAGTTAAGTCTAATGCTACACCTATAATATCTCCAGTTACAAAGCTATTACCATAAGAAGTAAAGCTACCATCATACTGTACTTTACCATCAAAGGCAAAGTAACCCCAACTGTTAACATCCTCACCTAGCTGTACATCTACATCAAGTGTACTATTTCCAAATCCTACAAACATCTGTGGAGTAGTACCATCTTCCCCTATCTCAATTTCCCAGTACCACTTTCCAGCACCTACGTATTTAGAACACTTAACAGCATGATCTCCAGTTACATCATTAGTTGCAACTAGATCTCCACCCGATAAAGTAATAGAGGAACTTTTTTCTGCTGAGTTCCATGTAGCCATAATAGATCCTTAAAGATCACTTGCAGATAAGGTTACAGTTACCTTAAAAGTATCTCCACTTTCAACACTCTTACCTTCACCAAAATTCGCTGCACAATACATAAAGTTACCAGCAGTTTGATCATTTATAGTAACTAAACTAACTAAAGCTCCACCATATATATTCTTAGCTGCATTAATAGAAAATACAGCCTTATTAGCAGAGTTAGTTAAACTCTTTGCTGTAGCCTCACTCTCTACAAAAGCCTGTCTAGCTGCTTCTGTATAAGCTATACTTTCAGTAAATCCTGGAACCTGATATGTATCAGCTGCTAGTGGTGTATAATCATCTTCAAAGATAAGAATATACCAAGGATCTATTTGTGCTGCCCCATGAAACTGAACATTGAGGATATGATTCAATCCTTGATCTACACACCTATTGTGAGATCTAGATGTATCTATACACTTACCATCTCTTATTAATTCTGTATCCCAAATAGAATATATAAGAGCATGTTCATTTATACCTCTATTTACTTCAAGCTCTCCCTTAAAGTCTGAACCAAAACTCCCCTTTTCAATCATATTATTCTCCTTAAGTCGGATTTCTAAGTTCTATATCCCAAGCTGATGTTTGAGTTAAGTTACCGGTTGTAACAACTTCCAATGTACAAGTCTGCACATATACTAATTTACTACTTCCTGTATCACACAAGACAACATGAGTAACATCTCCATCACCAGTAATAGGTATATCTATCTTAGCTCCTACAGTTATCTTCCTTCCACTTACATCTCCATAAGCTGGTCCAGTAAAATCTCCTCCTGCTATAACTACACTACCAAGAGAATATGTAACACTAGCTTGAGTATAATTAACAGGTTCAGCTGAACAAAGATGCATAATATTAGTGTTATTTATTACCCAATCCAATGCTGCATCTAACATATCTATGTTACAAGACTTTGCCATTACTTACCTCCTAAGCGTATAAAGGATGTCTAAGGCTAAAGCCAGATAAGATAATAGGAGCACCACTTACAATATTAGTAGAAGCTAGTACCATTGTAGATCCACTTGTTCCACAATTTCCATCAAACCTTCTAGCTGTTTTATCTGCTCCTGTATCTTTATTGTTATCATAATATCTAAACCAACCAGCTATACCTGTTGCTACAGCTGTACCTTGCCAAGTCTCATCATCATTCTTATACAGATAACCATCAATAATCTTCTTAAATTCCAGTCCATTAGTTGGACTACCTGGTGTAAACGTTCCTCCATCAACACTAATAGTACAAAGCAATGTACCTGTCTCTGCAGCATCTGCATCAGCAGGTTGACTACCTGTTCTTATTTCTATTACTCCATCTTTAAGAAGTTCTTTAAGAGCATCTCCATTATTACTTGTTAACGTTGTAGCTGCTACAAAAGCTTCTGTAGCTGCAAGCGTTCCTGTTATAAAGTTAATAGTTCCAGCTGCTACTCCTGTAAGAACAATAGGCCCAACATCATTACCACCTGTAGTTGATCCTGTAGTAGTTATAGAATCTCCAACTCTAAAACCTGCATCCAAGAATCTACTTTCAGAATCTGTTATTTGATCCTCTCCAGCACCATTATCCACATAAGCTAAACTTGTTCCCTGCAAAAAAGCATCTCCATTTAAGCTATTTGCAAGACCTGTACTAATCTTAAGTCCCATGTTTAAACCTCCTAAGGCTTAATCGTACAAACATACTTCTTATTCATGATTATTCCAGCACCAAAATTACCAACTGGTACATCTACTTTATCCTTAGTAACACAATGAACTTTTCCTTCAGATGTCGCTAAACATATACCTTTATCTGATAAGAAAGATAATACAATTTCTCCACCTAAATCAGATTCACCTATCTTCTCATCTTGAATCTTTACTTGTGTACCTTCTACAACAACTCCATCATGTACTTTAATCAGCTCAAATTCAGGAGGTGTTGGACCATTTAAGAAATACACTCCCCCCTCTGTACCTATATATATACCTGACTTAACAGCCTGTAATAACCGTGTTCTTGAATCAAAGGGTAAATAACTTCTAGCTAAATCATAAGCATTATAGTTAAGTCTTGCTGAATACCATACAACATCCTCCTTAGCTATATACATCCTACCATTATACAGTTCTATTAGATGACCTATAGGAGGATCAGAAAAGGTTTTAACAGAAGGAGGTCTCACAAAATTAAGACACACCCAAGGATACAATGTTCTATCTACAATAATACCAGCTTGAGTACCATTCATAAAGTATACTTTATTCATGACTTTAACATAGCTAACAGGATAGGATGTTGTTAAAGTAAGAATAGGATTAATACTATAATCCTTTTCTATAGCAGATAAAACATTATCCCTTACACCTAAGTAAAAAGTACCTGCATCAAATAAACTATGAAAAGATCCTGATACCTTTTTAATATAACCCTTTCTTCTTGATATCCTACCAGTCTTATCAACATCAACATTGACAGCTTGAGCTAAATCAACAATACCTTTACTCGAATCAAAAGTAAGTCTACTGGGATCAACACTAGTGTCTAATCCATTAGTCTGCTTAAATATTACTGCAGGGTCTCTCATTTCATAGCCTCATCTAACATCTTCTGCCTCTTCCTTATCTTTTTAACTGTACCAGGTAATGAAATGTCTTGTGTACCTCTAGGTCTTGCTATACCTTTAAAAGGATTTTTCTTCTTTAACCATTCCTTAAGCTTATTCTTATCTACAGGTTTTGGCATTAATACCTCCATATACTACTTGATAAGTGATTACGCCGTTTAGCTGACCAATGAGACAATAGTTTTATTCCCTCATTATAAGCTATCTTTTGAGTTCTTAAATTAATCTTATCTTCTTCCAACCCCTCTTCAATAAGATCAAAACCTTTTACAGCTGCACCTGATACAATAACATTTCTATGTAAATAACTTGGTATTGTATCAGGTACATCAGTATTATCTACCATATCAATAGCAACTCTCTTGAAAAGCAGGACAAGAGTCTCAACAGGATCTGGAATACCTTGATAATACAAGAGACTTCCTTCTACAGTAACAGCCTCTATACTACCAGCAGTAGTCAAATCTGGATAGTCTCGGATAAGTGTATCAAGTGTAGCATATCTGGTTATTTCACCACTGCCATCACCAACATACAGAACTCTGCCTGGAGAACATGTAACAGGTAAGCTTGTATAAGCTTGAGCTAAAACTGTATCTACTGAACCAAAACTTTTAAAGCCAGGAACCTCAGCTTGTTCAATAGCATCATTAACAACTTCATTAATCCAGATAGGTATACCAGCTATAATCTCAGAACTATTATCCTGTAGCTTAATCAAGACCTCATCCTGCAATTCAAGAAAGTTCATCTCACCCCCTTAAGGTAATTTACTAACCAACATCTGTAACCTTGCAGCACCAGTAGTAATAGTACCACCTGTCAAAGTAGCATACACACAAGGAACATCTGCATCTACACCCTTAATCAAGAGCTTCTGAGGATCACCGTCTCCTGTACCACTAAAATCTGTAGCACCAAGTATCTTAGCCATCGCCCATACAGTACCTGAGATAACACCACTTGTACCTTCAGTATAAGTAATCGTTACAAGCCCACCAGGGTACAATCCAATCGTTCCCTCTGTAATCTCAGCTGTAGCCATAAAATGAGTATCAACCTGATTATCCATAGTACCTAGCGTTGTAACAGCATCTGTAGCAATAGTACCATAGCCTACATCAATTACACCACTGCCATCAAATGCAGTCTTGATATCCATCACAACTTCATGGATAAAGTAATTACCTAGATGTGCAGGAAATGAAAACAACAAAGCCTCTGCATCATCAGCTGCAGGCAATATCTCTGCAGAGGTAATCCAAAAAGGGTTTTCTCTAATATTACTCCTTTGATCTCTCCGTCTTAAATCCAAAATAGCCATTTTTTACCTCCTAATGTATAACCGAGTATCCGGCAAATATCTGAAATGAGAGTAAATTTGCATCTGCTACAGTTACTGTGATAGCACCTGAACCTTCCCTAAAATACTTTCCACTAGCTTCTGCAGCAACACCTCCCTTACAAGACTTTAAACCAAGTGTTCCAGGAGCACAGGCAGCATTATACATAAAAGCATCTACTCCTGCAGTCTCCTTATTACCAATAAACCCTACCGTCATGGTAGCATCTGCATCAAGTACTAAGACCTCAACCCAAAGTTCC